GCCTTTTGGGTTGCCGGGTCATAGCCGCAACTATCGTCGACCACGATTGGCCGCCCGTTATAGCTAGGCAACTGCGCGGCGGTTTCCGCGGGCTTGTAAAGCGAGCCGGTCCCGCCGAGGGTATTCAACAGGGTTTCAGCCTGGCTGTGCATAGCCACGGCGGTCAATGCGCCCTTCGCGTCACCCAGTAACTGGGCGGCATAAAGGAGCGTATCTTTGCCGAGGATAGCGTCGTCGCCGGTTTCCCCTGAAATATCCAAAATCAGGTCGCCGTCGTTGTTGGCCGCGTTGCTTGCAAAGATGCCCTGCAGGGTTGCGAATACGGCGGCCTGCTTGCGGCGGGCCCAGTATTCAGCAATCAGGTCGCCCAGGACCATCATGGGGTCATTGCCGGCAATTTCGGCGTTCAAATCACTCGAAGAGAACAGGCGGCCGCGGCGCAAAATGACCGCAACGTCCTGCCCTGAATTAATCCCGCCGGCCGTCAAAGGCGCCTCGGGGTTATCACTCAAAACCTCGTCGTCGCCGGCAATATCATTCCAAAAAGGAAGGTTGACCATCTTACCGCCGAAGCCCGCAGACTTGACCGCCGCCGCAACCGCCGCGTCGACGCCGACAATGCCGCTCTTCATCAAAGCGGAAAGTGTAGCCGTTTTTGCAATGACATACTGCAAAAAAGCATTATTAATCTGAATATCTGATAAACGAATAGCCGCCATTTTGTGTCCCTCTTTTCTCTGTTGGCTTTTTAGTCAATTTTAACGCCAGCCTGCTCAGCCAAAGCCTTAGCCGCCGCCGGGTCCTTGTTTAACAAGTCAACCTGCTCAGTGAGATTAAACGAGTCCTTGTGGAAAGGGTTTTTTCCTGAGGGGATAACGCCGGGCTCGCCAGCTTTAAATCCGGCGCCGGAACCCGGGGCCAGAATTACGCCTGCGTTCTCAGCCTTAAACCGCTCGAGGGCTGTTTTCAACGTTGCCTCGTCGGCCACGTCAATACCCGCAAGGTGGGTTTCTAAAAGCTGATTGAATAGCCCTTCATTTACCGTTTTGGGGGCGAGGATAATGCCCGCCGCCTTTGCCTTTTCCCGGATTGCCTGCGAGCGGCTTGCCTGGTTTGCCCGGGCCTCCGCCTCTTCTTTGCCTTTGGTAAGGGCGGCAACCTGAGCAGAAAGGGCCGCGAGGGCCGCCGTTTGCTTTTGGCTTTCCGTCATACCGGCGGCCGCCTTTTCATCCGCCTGGCGTTTCAGCTCAGCGGCGTCGGCCGTTAATTTATCAAGCTGAGCCTTCAACGTGTCGCGCTCGCCCTCAGCCTTGCGGCGGGCGGCGGCGGCAACTTCGTCGCGCTCTTTGTCCGGGTCAACGCCGGCGACGAACGCCTTTTCCGCGTCCGTCAACGTTTCACCCCTTGCAACCTTTGCCAGTAACTCTTTCAACGTCATAGTTTAGCCTCTTTGAACTCAGGGATTGACCGCCCCGGCGGTTGTTTCATTGCGTTTAAACGCCCGCAAAGACGGCGAAGATAATATAGGCCGCTTTGTCAAGTTAGACAGACTGCAGGAGGCTGTCTATTTTTTGCTTTATGGTTTCGGCGGTTTGAAGGTCGCCGTCCTCAATGGCCCTTTGCTTTGCCAGGGCGAGCTGTTGGATAGCGAGCGGGATTTTCCCGGTATTATCCGCGGCGACGCCTTGCTCAGTAAAGTCCATTAAATCAATTTCACCCCTGGCGGCTTCGATTAGGTCTTTGTCTTGCCCGGAAACTTCGCCCAGTATCCTCAGGGCCGCAATTAAGACCATGCGGCGCATTGCGGGCGGCATATCCGGCAGGTTCCCGAGCAACGTCAAGGCCTGAGTATCCCCGGCGGTGTCAACCACGTCAAAAGAGGACGGCCAGGCGGGGTTGTAAGCCTTGAAGAGCGGGTCCACCAGCTTTGACAATTCAACCAGGCGCAATTCCGCGGCCTCTAATATCCGGGCCCGGTGTTTCAGCGTTGACTCGGTGTCCAACTGGTCAAACTGTTTACTTTCGGCGCTTGCTATCTGCCGGCTTTCCCGGTTGAAAAGGGAAAGGCCCACCATATCAAACAGCAGGGAGCGCTTGCGGCTGATTTCCTCAGGTATGGCTTTGAGGTCTGAGGCGCTCGGCTGTATAAAGCGGGTTATGCCCTTATCCTCTGAGGTTTCCATGATAGGGGTATCAAGGCCGCGGACCAGCTCGCGTATGACCTGCATGACGGCCTCGCCGTTATTGGGCCCCATGCGCTCGACGAGCTTCAATTCCATACTTGAAACGCAAGTTTCAGGGATAACCAACTGGGGAAAAACACACCGGACAAGATTTTCGGCGTGCAGGGAGTCAAGGTTTAAAAGCTGAGCTTGCAAGGCCTCGACGTCATCAAACCACCAGGGCTCAGCCTTTGGGGTCCCGACAAGAACGAAGGGGATTTCAGACAGGCCCGGCACCGGCGTTTCATCCGCGAGCGCCGTAACCACGCCGTCCATAAGGCGGAATTCCTGAAAGGTTACGCCGGCCGCGGTCTTGCGCCATAGCGTGCGCACTATGAATTCTTTGGCCTCAGCAAGCGGGTCGGCGTTATCGTACCGGGTGTCCTGGGTGATTAGCCAAAGCAGGGCTCCGGTTTCCGAAAAATTCCAATCTGGCACCGAGTTTGCCGGCCAAACTGTCCACTTTACAACATCCCGGTCCCGGGCCTTTTCCGCAAGGGTGCGCAGGCGGGGGTTGCCGTTTTCGTCTTTCAGGGCGGCGAGCCGGTCAACGCTCAGCCAAAGCCACTGGCTGGCCGTCAACGTTTCCGAGGCGTCAACCCAAAAAGAAAGAAGGCTGGACCCGCGGCCTGTCACGTTGCCGGCCCACTCTTCGTCAACCCCGGGGCGCTGGGCGTCAACCTTGAAAAGATACTGGGTTATCTTTGAGACAACGCGGCCGGCGTCATTGACAAGGGCGGCGCGCTCTTTGCGGCCCACGGTGCCGGCGTCCGCCGCGGTGGTTGCGCTTGCCTTTACGCCGGGGCCATAGGTGCCAAACCATGAAAGGTCGCTTTCATTCGGCGCGCGCCATAGCCGGCGGTCCACATAGCGGCGGCCGCCTTTGGCCGCGAGGGTGTTTAATTCAAGCTGGTGGGCTCTTTCCGCCACCGCTTTGTGCTTGCGCTTAAAGATTGTATCGTTTGCCATGATATAGGCCCTTTTGTCAACAGAGAAGCCCCGAGCCGCCTGAGGCTTTGCCCGCCTGAGAGTGAAACATAACACCGGTGGCGTCGGGCCCGTCGTCATGCCCGCCCTCGGGGAAAGCCGCAAACTCGGCCAGCCAGGTATCAAGCCACGGGCCAAAGCCGGGACCGTAAACATGGACAAGCCCGGCCTGGAAAGACGGCTCCAGCGGCGCCAGCTTTGCGCTTTTGTCACCCGGCAGGCGGGAGGCCTTGACTATTGAAACGCCCCGCAAGACCGCCTGCAGGGTTGTATACGCGTCCTTGTATCCGCCAAAGGCCTCGACATGCTGAGCAACGCCGGGCCCGTCTGCCTGAGCTGTGGCCCTGATTAGCGCGTCGCGCGCGGGGGCCTCCGCCCGTATGCAAGCGGCGGACCGTATCCAAAGCTCGTTCTGGTAAATCCCGGCGGCAATCTGAATACGCTTGACCAGCCCGCGGACCCCCCAGGTCCGGTCCGGGTCATCCCCTGAGCGCTCAGCCGTCGAACTTGCAAGGTCCCACCCGCGGGTTTCCCGGCCCTGAGGCCATCCCTCGAGCGTTGCATGCACCCGGACCGCGGATATGTCAAAGCGGTTTCCGCCTTCCGTCACCGGTTCACAATCCAACAGGGCGGCGGCTTGTTTCTGTAGCGAGGACCTTTGGGCTTTGTACCATTCAGGCGTAAAGCGCTCGGGGAATAGATACTCCCACTCGCCGGGTTTCCGGGCCGGGAAATTCAGCTCCTCAAAAGCCGGGAATTCCGGGTCCTCTTTCATGGCCTTTCGTATCCGGCCCCGCAAGTCGTCAATATGCCAGGGGGTGGCGCATACTATGACAATGGCGGCCGGGCTGTTTTGCCGGGTCATTAAGTCATTGCGGAAAGAGTCCCACGTTTTATCCCGGTATGCCCGCGAGGCGGCCTCGGCCCGGTTCTTGCAATAATCGTCGACAATCAGTAAATGCCCGCCCTTGCCCGTCAAGGCGCCGCCCAGGCCCTGAGCCGTCACCGTACCCGCGGACCCTTCCACTTGCCACTCTTCCGCCTTGTTTGAGCCGCGGACCGGCTTGACCCCTGGAAAAAGGGCCTGGTATCGCGGGGCTTCCATTATCCGCTTGACGCGCTTTGAAAAGCCTTTGACCAGGGAGGACCCATAGCCTGACATGATAACGTCGGGCTGGCGGTCTGCATTGGCCCCCAAAAAGAAACCGGGGAAGGCGCGCGACACAATATCGCTTTTGCCATGGCGGAAAGGGACGGCAATCAGTAAATAAGTCGATTTTCCCGCGCGCCAATCCTGGGAGGCCTTTGTCAAGCGGCCGCAAATAGCCTCGGTATGGCGCCCGGCTATGAACTCGTGGGGTTGCCACCAATTCCAACGCATGAAAGCCAAAAGGTCCCGGCTGGCAATCCGGCGGGCTTTCTCAGCTTTGGCTTCTTGTAAGGTCATTGAGCTTTAAACCCCTCGGTGGGTAAGATTTCCGGCCTTTTGTTGCCGGCCTCTTCCGTCATGCGCACGTTTACCTCAAAAATGGCGCCCTCAATGCAAACGGCAAACAGGGCCGCCGACATGCCCTCTTCATAGACAAGCCGGGAAAGCTCTAAAGCAAGCCCCTTTTTGTCAATGCCTGTCATTATTTGCCCTTTTCACCGTCTGCGATAATCCGGTCCAGTTCATCCTCAGGGACCGCGGCGGCCGCCCCGAGCGGGGCCCCGTTGCCGCCTGTCACCTCGGTCCGTTCGACGTAACCGCGGCTTTTGCCCTTGCATTTCAGGAAGAAACAGATTGCCCAGGCCTCGCCGCGCTTGATTGCAAGCAACAATTCAGACTCGGCAACGTCGAGCCGCTTGTCAAGGGCTTCAATGACGACGGCCTTTAGTTTTTCAGACTTAGCCACGCGGCGTGAAACGGTGGAGGCGTCAACCCCCAACTTCTGAGCCGCGGCGGAAAACAGGCCGGCGCTATTTTGCAGGGCCTCAGCAATCTGGGCCTCGGTTATTCTTGCAAATTTTGGAGTGTTCGTGGTCATTTTAAGCCTCCGTCGGTGTTAATGCGTCAAACAGGGTCCCGTCGCTTTCCCGGACCGCCTTGTTTCCGGTGTAGTATTGCCAGCGGCGGACCGCCATGTCAACATAAACCGGCATAAGCTCAGCGGCAAAACACCGGCGCCCGGTCTGCTCGGCCGCAATAAGCGTGGTCCCTGAGCCCAGGAAGGGGTCATACACAAGCCGCGGGGCATGGTTTAGCATTGGCCTGGCCATACATCCTCTATTATCCCC